TTTTGATGTTTATGATTTTGTCCGTGCGAGATGGGACATCGCCCCCATAGGTCTGGAGTGATAACACGAGTGTCACCAGATCAGGGTCCTATCAGGTGCTTATCCTATTCAATGACTACACGACCGTAGCTTGACCATGCCTCTTGTAGGCACACTCCTTCCACTTAGTCCTGCTTTCACTCGAACAGAGATGTTCGAAGGCAGACGCTTCGGGAGTGGGTAATGGGCAGCGTTGCGACAGAAGTCGGCCTATAGAGATTTAGCGTTTAATCCTGATTCGTCGAGGTGCCGGTCGCAAACCGGGTTTTGGAACCTCCAATGTAGAAGACCTACGCATAGCCATATGCATACGCAAGAACCCGGAGGACGCCTGCGGAAATCGTGGTAGCTCTACCAACAAAATCAAGCCCCACCGTCTGATACGGTGCGGAAGTCTTGACCTTGACTTGGTAGTTGGCTCCAGTAAACGCAGCATCCACCATGGTTGCGATTGCAGAAGTGGCAAATGCGGTTGAAGCAAGTTTGATCGCTGGGCCCAGAGTGCTCAGACCAGTTCCATTATAGAAGTAGTCTATGAGATACTCACCGGGCTGGTCGAAGACAATCGTGCTCTCCTTGGTGTCCGATGTGATGCCCGCCCCCTTCAGGATGCCGTTACCGGTACCGAACGGGTTCGCCACATTAATCGTGCCTACTGGGTTGAACATCGCCGAAGCGCGGTCAGCCAGAGGAACGGTTTCTGGGGTATAGAGCTCCACCACATAGGTTACGTACACCTCGCCCATATAGTTCTGGGTGTTCTGGCTGGTGCCAATGAACAAGTTTCCCAGATCATAGGTTTTGATGTCGCCAACCGTACTGCCCAGCCGAGTGTAGCGCTCTGGTGTCCGCGTCAGATCTTTGATGTCTGATAGCAGAGTGCAGGGCGCCCAGGGGGCCGAGCGAACGGCAGAGGAGTAGGACAATAATTCCTGCTTGGAAGACGGAGAGTCATCCGCAGCATCGTAATCAATCGCTAGCATAACGGAGCCAGTTTCGCTAGTTGCACAGCTTGGCACGAACTCATATTGAAGACGCTTAAATGTGTACTTCTCGTAGTTCAGTGCTATTACTGACAACCAGGGAAACGAGCCTTGCAGGCCAGGGTTGATTGGAATTTTCTTGACCGTGAAAGCAGCACCAGTTCCGACAACGTCGCACAGGTGTTCCCTGTGGCTGACCGTTATCTGACCCTGGTTGCGCGAATACCCACGACTGATCTTTGGAAAATCAGTCTTCATGGTCCTTCCGACCAGGGTGGGCTGCACCTGCTTGCTTTTGTTGCCAGCGCGGTCTGGTACCACGGGCTTCTTGTTCGCAGTCTTCTTTTTCGTTTGTTTCGTCATTGTATACGCGTGGGTATGGGTTCCAGTACGCGAAAACTGGACTCTATGTCTGCATGTTACCGTGGGAAACGTCGCGCGATTACCCCTGTTCAAGACAGAGCAGCTGACTGTGTCTCCGGCGGAAGGTCCGTAGAGTCTCTCGGCATTTTGATTAGCACGGAAGTATTGAGTCTTCAAGAGATTCTTAATGACACCGTTTTGGTCAATTACACATGCAAACCCCATTGCATAGCTCAACAGGGGGTACAAACTTTGTCCGTAGCGCGCCGAGCGGAGGGACGGCACCAGCAATCCCGCGATTAACTCGCAGGTACTGTGCATTCCAATACTCCTTAAGGCGTTCATCTGACATCGGTTTGTACCGATGATTAATACTGAGGTGAGCTGGAACACGATCACTTTTCGGAGGAGGACAAGTTATCTCCTCGAAGTGTCTATCTTCAGGGCGAAGATATGAAAACTGTGTCCAGCGGTTCATCAGCATAAGGCGGGAATCCATCTGACTCGTAAGTTCAGTTTCCCAGAATTCCGGCACGTAAGGAGAAATGTTAAGTGCCACACGGACTCGAGGAACCTCAATCGGGTTCTCGTTTGTGAGGCCTTCCTTTCGAAGCCGGTACAACGTTTTGCTTGGCTCATTCACGCACTGAGCGGCTAGGCGCCGCTGCTGTTTCGTGAGGTCAAAGCTCTCCGAGGTGGAGAAGCCGAAACCGCCAAGGTGCACAGGGAGGAACCAATTTGGGCGAACGTGCCCGTAGGTGTCCTTAAACCGCGACAGGGCGAGGGCGATACTGTGGCGATACTGCGGGCAGAACTCAGATAGTCGGGTGAATTCCCGACCGAGCTCCACCGGCGTAGCACCGCTCTTTTCGCCTCCGTCCTTAATATTCGTACCAAAGATTAGCTTACCTGAGAGGTATCCCTCCCGTCGAAGCTTCTTCTCTCTTATGCTGTAAAGCTGAGAGTTGATTTGGCACATCGTATTGGAGAAGTAATTCTTGCCCGGGGAGGGCACGAA